CAGTAAACGGCGCATTTAATAAATTTTGAAAACGATAATCGGGACTAGAAAATACAACTAAACCTTGAGCAGGCATCACGGTACCAACATTTCTAGTTTGTAACATAGTACCACCTTCCGTTCTATCAGCTAAATAACCAATTTCTGTACTTGTCAATGCTTTATTAAAAATTCGTATTTCATCTAGTTTTCCAATGTAATTAGAATCATGCAACAAACTATTTATATTGGTAGGATATCCTGCATTAAATATTTGACTTCCTGAAATTGAAAATCCTCCTATCTTTAACGGGTCATTATTATCAATTCGAATTGATGCAGATAACGGATTAGTTGTTGGTTGTAATAATGTACTAGATTGTGATGCTACTAATGTTCCGTTAGTATAAAGTTGAATGGCACTACCAGATTTTTGAAAAAGTATATGAGTCCAACTATTAGAAATAGATGCAGTAACACGTAAAGTTGGGTAACCCAATGAATAGTTAACGCCAGGAATGTCAGGATAAATAACATCACTATTTCCGCCAACTGTACATACAATACTCGGCCCAGTTCCTACAGTAACAATCTCGAATGGCCATTGTTTTTGATGTATAGATGTTCGTTTACTAAGTAAAATTTGTGGTTTAAAAACATTGGTATCTGAAGCACTAACAAAAAATGATATTGCATAATCATGATCTCGATCATATAATCCATCTAATATACGATCAATTGACCCTGATCCGTTAAAATTTGCAGCATACCCAATACTTCGTTGTTGTCCTGTAGTAGTAGGTATTCCCGAAACATATGTAACTCCTGACGTATTATACGGCGTACGTGATATATCAAAATATTCATTAAATCCTTCATAAAATACAGAACCTGATACGATTGCTGCCGTATTAAAACTTGTATCATAAATATTTTCATATGAATCTGAAGCAAATGATCCAGATACTGAAGAAGTAAATGTAAATGATGTAGATTTTATTCGTTCTCCAATTTTAACTTGCGGAATCGATAAAACCGAAGCTGATTGAAATAATGCTTTTTTTGTTTTTGTTATATTAGGCGGACCATATGTAACAAACGGTTCATTTTTATATCGATAAAATAAATGATTGAGTGAATAATAAATAACTGTTTGCAAACTTCCGTCAATATTAGCAGCATCATTATATGTTAATTCGGTATCTAGTATTGGCAACGTGTCTGTATAAATTGCCGTTAATGGTAATGCACTAGAAGTAACACTTCCCGATGTAATAGTCCAATTTTTATATACCTGAAATGAATTCATGGCTATATCCGTAGGATCAACTTTTTTTAAAGTTGTCGGATATAATCCATCGTACGTAAAAAAATTATCTATACCTATTCTTGTTTGTTCCATACAGTAAAAACCCTGCTACATTTAATATAAATATAACAGGGCTTAAATCAGTGTTGATTTAGAAATCTAATTTAACTCGTATAAGAGCTTCTCTCTGAAATGATTTTAATAATGGTTTAGAAAGTTTTGCCACTGCTAACAATTCTTGATTATCATTATAAAGACCAATTGTAGTAATATATGTTTTAGGATCGCCAATAAATGTAGTTTGAGATAATTGTCCATTGGAACCACTAGTAAACGATGGATTATTTGAAAAATTATATTCACCGTTTTTAACTCTTACGAAATAATTTGTACTAGTTACATTTTCTGAATTTCGTGCTAAGAATCCATATGCATCTCCCGTGCTAGGATTAGTTAATACAGAACTGCCTGATATTGAATGAAACAATGCAAAATGATTATTTCCTTCTGAACTTGAACCTGTATTTGTTTGGAAATTCAATTGTTGATCTAACATCTTTCCATCTAATATCAATGTACCAAATGCTGGATATGCCAATCCGTAATATACTGGCGCTGATGGATTGTAAACACCATCGTTAATAGAACCTGATACAATATTATAAACTTGTCCAGAATCTCCAACCGTTGGATTTGAAATTGATGAATCGTCAATTAATGTGATTACTGTAGACCCCGAAACATTTACACTACCCGTTGCATTAGTAGGTCTAGAACCAGAAATTGTACGTAATGGAATTTCAAAATTTCCAGCATCTAATCGTTCTCGTAAACGATTACGTTTAAAGTTAACAACATAGATATAATCAGTACTTCCAGAACCAGCTGTTGTAAATCTAGAATCTGTAGGATTAAGTAATAATTGTCGGTATTGTGAATAAATTGCTTTTGATGGAGAATCTTCTAACTGTCCTTGAGAATCTGATCCACTACCTAAAGCATGACCGAATGCTAAAGAAAATTGTGTTGCTGCGCCATCTGCGCTAGGAGTTTCTTGATAAACATCAACATAATATCTACGTTGTGCCGTAGTTTCTGCAGATGATGTAAAAAACGTAGTCAAACTAGCAATATTATCACTCCATAATCCAGCTGTAACAGTTTCGGTTTGATTTCCAACGACATCATTTGCTGCATCAAATCTAGTAAATGTTCTACCTGTAATATTTTGTGCTGCTTGATTTAATTGTGCAAGTAATGCATTATTTCCCAAATTTGTAAATTCTTGATTTTGTCCTATTCTAGGTTGTTGTTTTAATCGTTTAATTAATTCTTTCATATTAATATTTTCCTTTTATGCGTTAGTTAACTACTTTTTTAACGGTTAACTGAATAGTAACGCTACCTCCTGTTTCATTACCAATAATAGTAATAGTCGCAGTTTTATCAGTAACAAATACTGATTTTGCAACTACTCTAAATTGGAATCCTACTGCAGACACACTAGTTGCATCTGAATTATCACCAATAAATCCAGGAGCGGTAGGAGCTGCTGTTGCATTAGCCAATGGTGTAGATACTTGTAAATCTGCAATTGAATTGTCTGATAATATTGCCGTATATCCCAATGTACTATTGCCACTGATAATATTAGCAGTATTAGGTGCAATAACTGAAGATGCGCCTGGTGTTTGTAATATTATCGTAGTATTTCCTACATTAATTTTAGGTAAGTATACAGTATTTTTAGGCAATGATATCAATCGATATTTCAATGCCTGCGTTTCATCCGGAATAGCTTCTGTAATTGGCATATTTTCAATAATAGTGCCATAATATGATGTACCAAGTGGATGATCTGGATTCCATAATGAATAATCAACTTCATCATCTCCAACTGCAAATTGTGTAATGTTAAATGCATTTCCGCCCTGAGCTAAAAGTTCACGACCTTTTAAAGTTAAAATTGCATCAACTGTAATTGTAGAATTATCTAAATATCCCATAATATTTTTACCTTTATTATAAATATTACATATTAAAAAAATGGTTAATTTGTATTGCTACTTTTTCCTGTAGACTTTTTACCTGGATTTTTTTTGTTTGTTATAACTAAATTACCTTCTTGTCCTAGTTGTTGATATACCAATTGATTTGGATTTGATAAACTCCATTGTACAACCGGACCGCCGTCTACTGATTCGGTTGATGGGGCATTAAATCCTGGACCAGTAATCTTACATCCAGCATATCGATGATTTTCAATTCCGCGTGGTAAATAGTCTTGTACTTGTGCAAAACTCCCGGTAAATACTAAAGGAGACGTAATTGCATAACTGCTAGTACCATAAGATCCGGTACCATAATACCCTATAGGTCCAGAACTTGTTATAGCTAACACCGTACCCGATACAAATCTATATTCCGATGTTACACTCGATGTAATTGCTGGAAACGAAACTTCACTACGCCAATATGGAGTAGAACTAGTATAATATGTGCTACCAGAGTATGTTAAATATTGATAACTATATGTCGTGCCATTATATTTCTGAGCAATTGATGCTGTTAAATATCCTTGTAGTTGATCATCATCAGTTCCAGATAATGTCATTATTTTACCATCAATTGATCCTGTATATTGAACATAATATGCAGACGCAGTTGGCAACGTACTAGCTAATTGTGCATTATATGTATCATTTGTTTTTTGTAGGATTGGTAATATTGTATCTTTATTTCGTTCTAATATATTCGGTTGTACTAAAACACCTGTAATTTTTTCAACACGTGCTGGCAGTAATTGTTCCAATTGTTTAAAGAATGATAAATCAAACAACGTAAACATTGAAATATACGAATTAAAATCATTTTTATCGGTATATTTTTTCCAATATTTTTGAGACTCAACAATTAATTCAGGATATCCATATGGATTCGTATTACCCGGATCTCCGATATAATCATCTAAATTAGTAAATCCTAATTGTGCAATGATATCTTCATCAATCATTGTTTGTGGAGAAAAGTATACTCCTATTTTTTTACTGTCTAATGGAGCTTTATCAAATTGACTTCGTTCTGCTCTACTCGTAGGACTCAAAGTTCCAACTAACTCATTATTTTCTAATCGTATTTTGTTATCATCAAGTGTACTACCACCTAATGAAATTGCGTCATAATAATATGTTTCTTCAATTGAATCATATGGTGTTGCTAATGACCAACCAGAAAATGATGCGGATATGTTTGACGGTTTTGGTTCAACCCCAGTTAAACTACCCGTTAAATTATGATTTATATTTTGTGTTAATGGCAATCTAAAAACTAATTCTGTGTATGAATCAATATTCCCATTATATGCAGCAGGAGCTTTAACGTGATTATTAAATGCTTCATCATTTAAACTAGATGACCACAATCTAAGTTCTTGTAATTGTCCAACTAATCTATTAGCACCAGTCGATGTTCCGCCCAATGTCAATGTGCCAGATCCTGCAAATGAAGCTGTTGCCGATGCAGAAGCTGCTGCTACAATCGATCCATATTTAGATTTCTTAGTTACGATATCTAAATTAGTTCCATTCGTTCGTAAAACTAAATTAAGCCAATTGCCATCAAACAATTCAATTTGATTTGAACTAGTTCCATTTATTCGTACAACACCCTTATTCCCACTAGTAAAATTTAAAGTTACTGTATTTGAACCTATTGTAAATAAATTCATAGTACTAGGTATCGTAGGATATTTTACAACATCGGCCGTTCTAAATCTAAGTTCTACAGCATTTATTGATTGCGAATAATTAACTGTTACAGTACCTGCAGAACTACCACTTAAATCTAATGCATAATCAAAATTTAATTTTTCATATATTGGCGCTCGTTCTAAACGAGGACCGCCATATTCATTAATACTAATTAAAGATTGTGGAATACCATAACAAGATAACAATGCTTGAATACTTCTTTTAGTACCTTTAGATTTTAATAACAACGGCAAGTTATTGATAATTCTACGCCATACTGTATATGTTATATCCATTGCCGGAACAGAAGGATCGCCAACCGTATTTGACCCGGTCAATGGTGCACCAGCTTCTGATGTTCCTAGTACATATTGCCAAAGATTTTTATCCTGATTTCCATTAGTTAAATTCCAACCAAATTGTTTTGCTACTGAATATAACAATTCATTTGGCATACCTAATTTAGGATTTTCTTCTCGTTTATTAATACGAGACATATGATTGATATATGTATATAATATATCATAATGATGTCCTAACATATTAACAAATGTAATCATATCAATGTTATTATCATCAATTCTTTGATATGATGGAATATTTCGATATAATGAATTTATGTTAAATCTATCGTATATATTTGCATATTCATATGATGAACTATACCATGCAATAAATTGAGAACTAGTTGTTGGTGCATTAATATATGGATATGTTGAGTTTAATTTAGGCACTGG